AAACAAAAATATGAATTTAATATTGGAAGGTGGTATTTTTAATGGAAGTTATTTGATTGGTGCGCTTTATTTTTTGAAAGAATTGGAGAAGCGCAAATATATAAAAATACAAAAGTACTCAGGTTGTAGCATTGGTGCAATGTGTGCGTTATTATATTTAATAGACGAATTAAATTTGGCAGAGGAATTATATAGTGAATCTCTTGAAAAATTCAAGGAATGTCATAACTTGAAATTTATCAACAATTTACTGGAAAAAATTTTGGATAAGATGCCAGAAAATACTTATCAAAAAATGAAAAATAAATTGTACATATGTTATTATAATATTGAAATAAACAAGAAAGTATTGGAAACAAATTTCAATGATAATGTTCATTTAATAGAATGTATAAGAAGATCTAGTTTTATTCTATTTTTGATGAATGGAGAAATAGTCCATCAAAACCAATATGTTGATGGGGTTTTCCCTCATATTTTCTCTCTTGAAGAGAGAAGAACAAACACAATAAATAGCAATTCAAATACAAAGATAAAGACATTGTATTTAGATTTAGTTGGAAGCGATAAGATAAAATATTTATTATGTGTAAAAAACGAATGCAGCAATTTTCATCGCATAATGTCTGGAATATTGGATATTCATCTCTTTTTTATGAAAGAAAATAAAACTAAGATGTGTAGTTATGTGGAAGATTGGACACTCATAGATCAGATAAATAATAAAATAATAAAATATTGTATTGAGAGAATTGTTATAACTATTATTTGTATTTTGCATTTGTTTAAGACCTTTTTCTCAAAAGAGGAATATTCTGATATAAATAATCACAAATTAATTCATTTTGCTAAAGAAAAAATTGTAAAACTTTATAACCAATGTATAGAGTCTTATTGTTTTTGATTAGGCAATTCTTACTGCTTGGAAAAAAGATCCAAGACTTTTAGGCGTCGCAATAACACCAGCGTTGAACGTTTTTCCCTCAGCATATGCATTTATAATTGTTGATTCAGTTATTCGTTGTGTAACTGTTAAAGTAGATGAAACATCCCACGCAGGAAGACCATAAGAAGAAGTCTGTCCATATATAGTTGCAACGCTCGGTCCAATTGCAAGATTTAGTACGACTCCAGAGGCAGAAGTATTAAGAGTGCAAATTAAATTGAATGTTATAATCCAAACTCCAATAGGCAAAGTTATTGTGGAAACTATACTTGGATCAAATGTTATAGTACTGGTTGAAGTTCGAATTGCTGTTGTGTCTATTGCCTGTGTAATAATACCACCTATTTGCGCAGATGTAAAAGTTGGCAATGTAGTATAAGTAGGCGTTATTCCTTGTGGTCCTATTACTCCTGAAGAATCAATAATAAAAAGAGGTGATGTTAATGTTCCATTTCTAGCTATATTATAAAAATAAAAACCACCATCACCATCACCTCTTATATTCACAAAATCAGTTTCACCAAGGAAACCAGTAGCAGTGTTCCAACCTACACATATTCCTTGACCTGCGAGGAAGGATGATGGAGGAGTTTGAGTTCCAAGAAAAGAAGCAAATCTGGAATTTAAAGAAGCATTAAATTGATTTGTTCCTCTCCAAGTATTATTAGTATCTAAAATATCTGTTGTTCCTGAGGGTCCAGTAGGCCCAGTAGACCCATTACCTAATTTTGAAGGAAATAATTGCCTTGACTGTGACATAATATATATAGATTTGTATTATAAATATTATGAATGAATTAAAATTGTGTGTTACGAGTTATTTGAAGATGAAAAACCCACCACGACCTCTTTTCTGACTTTTCTTCTTTGCCTTTGTTGCTTTTTTCACAGACTTAGATTTTGTTGCATTTACTTTAGTTACTGCTTTAGTTCCTGTTCCTGTTTTTGTTTTCATTTTATCAATTGGACGATAAGTCAAGAACCATTCTTCAAATTCTTTAGAATTGCGTTTATCTTTCAATTCCTTAAACTTCTCGGATTTTTCAGCACGCATTTCTTCGCGACTTTCTTGATGTCCATAACAAGTAATGCTAAATCTTTTGAGTAGACCCTTTTGTTGTAGACGGTTTTTCTGTTGTACTTCAAAAAGGAATTTAGACATACAAAGAATACGATCTACGTCATAATAATTGCGTCCAGTATATAAGAATGCCAAATAATAACTCAACATAGTGTCAATCGTTGCAACACGAATAAGTTTACCTTGAACTACAATATTGTTATAACTGTGACAAGCAATCGGTCTATATATGAAAACAATTGTATCTTCGCCAACTTGAACCTGAAGATGCTCTGGAATGACATCGCTGATTGGCGGGCGTTTAATTATCTTGACATTTTTTATATTGATGTCTTTCAGACGCTCTTTGATGATTTCAGCTGTTGTTTCAGGATCATTTGAAATGACGTCAAAATCGGGGATCTTCTTCAACTGTTTTTGAAGGGCAACAGGCATATATCTTGAATAAAGAGAGATCGCATAACCGCCGAAGAAGACAACGCTTTGATTGATCAATGTGTCTTTGACGGTTTCATAAATTTCGTTTCCGTGAACCTTATCAGCCATTTCTCTCTGAAAGTCAACTTGCATACATTGATGTGCAGTAAGTGGATAGTGTTTATTCAAAAGTGTAAGACGTTTCAAAACTTTTTCCCAACGACTAGTATCACCAGCAGGACGAGATAATTCCAAATACATAGACATTCTTAAATAATTTGGCGGAGCATAATAAATACCTGCAACTTTGATAGACTCTTGTTTGAGTCTTTTGTATAAATCTTTCGGAACATTTGTAATATCTGCAACAGGAATGAAATTCACAAAGACCTTGTATGTGCCATAGTGTTGACCAGATTTTGCCTCAACTTCAGTAAATCCTGCTTTGAAATAAATGTCTGCGAGTTCCTTAGAATCTTCAAGCGCATTTGCAGTGAAGAAGTCGTAATCAGGCATTTCCACTTCTTTGTTATAAAATTGATCTTCCTTGGGTAAAATATTATTGATGGCTGTTCCACCATAACAAATAAGACCTTTTTTCTTAATAAAATTTTCAACAATTTCAATAATTTCTTTGATTTCAGGTGAATTAACGATTCTTTTACCGAGTTTTTCTTCAGCATTATCTACTGCGGCTCTTAATATAGTTAGTTCACAATCTTCAAAAGACATCCCTTTATCACATAATTTTGCTGGCATTAAGTTACTAATATAATCAAATATAATATACTTTTTAAAAACATATTATTTTTCAATCAAATTATTTTTCAATCAAATTATTTTTCAATCAAATCCAATTTTAAATATCAAAACTGTAATAATCCGCAGAAACGCTTCTTGTTGCATAAGAGTAATCGGGGTTCTGAGGAGCAGGATCATCAATGTACATAGGGATATATCTGAGCCTTTCAGGTTTTAATTCAAACGCAGTACCATTTTTATCATAGAACGCACTATCAGCAGCTAAATAATTATCAAAGTTCTGGTAAACCATTGCAATCATTTGACAACCCATTTCACGACAAACAATTGGATTCGGATTTTGCGGAGTTGCACCTTTATCAGGCATTGCAATTGTCATAAATTTCTTGTTGTATTGAATAAGCTCCACCATATCAGGGGTATTTTTCACATCATAATATCTTAATGCACGCATAAATACTGAGTTACTTGTCATATTTACATACTCATAAAATGCATTACAATCCATAAAGGTCATATTGGATTTATCCACTATCACTACAATCTTACCTTGTAATTCAGCAATTTTGACTTCACCGACATTTTTCAAACCATTTTCAAAACTGTAATCGGGACCCAAAAAGAAGTTATCATATCTTTTAAAGAGTGAAGCTAAATTTTCGTACATTGCTATATTTGTACTCCTGATTCTCAAATGAAAAATAATTGGATCACGAGGGTTAGGTGAATAAGAGGCATTTGTAATGATTTCCATTACTTGAGAGAAAGGAACATAGTTATATGTTTCTTTAACATAAAAATTATCGTCTTCAGTAGATGTGGAAATGACAGGTTGATCGTCAATGGAATATACCTCAAAGTCAAAACCACGAACACCTTGCCTGACCAAGTCCTTGAACATACATATGCTTACAAATGAATTCTTATAACTTCCTAAACTACAACAATTGTATGCAGTCTTAATATAGTAATCTCTTAATGAATATTGACTATCAGGGTCTGTGCTAGTAACAGCATTTGATATTTTTGTATTTATAGTTGAATATAAGTTATCCATTGTTTTACAAGTTCTAGACACATAGGTCTTCTTTATAAAATAATAAATAACTATCATAATTGCAATAATTATAATTGCAATGGAAATAAATATAGTAATAAAATTTTCATCCATATTTTGCATTATTTGTTTCATAGCATTTCGTAAAGAATCTGTTGCATTTCCGAGTGATTTTCCCATTCTTGATGTAATACTTGGCTTTGTTGTTGGATCAGACATTATCTAATATATTATATTATTTTTATAATAATTGTCTTTCAAAAAATAATTGTATTATAAATAATTCAATTAAATATATTGTTGGTATATTATAACAAAACAATGGCAGGTGGCTTAATGAACTTAGTATCAGAAGGACAACAAAATATTATATTAACTGGCAACCCGACCAAAACCTTTTTCAAGAGTACTTATGCAAAGTACACCAATTTTGGTCTTCAGAAGTTTCGTTTAGACTTTGAAGGTGCAAAAACCTTGCGTCTTGCCGAAGAATCTGTCTTCACATTCAAGATTAAGCGTTATGCAGACCTATTAATGGACTGCTATCTGTCAGTAGAATTGCCAAACATATGGAGTCCAATAATGCCACCAGTAAATGACACAACAACTGAACAAAATAATGCCGGTGCCTGGATTCCTTATGAGTTCAGATGGATTGAAAATATTGGTGCTAAATTGATTTCCAAGATTTCAATTACTTGTGGTAACCAGACGATCCAGGAATTTTCGGGATCTTATTTATTGGCCCAAGTGCAGCGCGATTTTACTGGAGAAAAGAAGGATTTATTTGATAAAATGGTTGGGAATGTTCCTGAAATTTTTGACCCGGCAAATGCAGGCACACGTGTGAATTCCTATCCAAATGCCTTTTATAATTCAAATCCAGCAGGAGCTGAGCCATCTATTCGCGGTCGCACACTAGTTGTGCCACTAAATGCGTGGTTTGGTCTCCGGTCACAAATGGGATTTCCACTTGTTTCATTGCAATACAACGAGCTACATATAACGATTACGCTTAGACCTATACAAGAGCTCTTCCAAATACGCGATGTATTTGATAGTGTAAATAATTATCCTTATGTGGCACCGAATTTCAACTTGTGGTATATGCAATTTTTCCGATTTTTACAAACACCGCCTGATATTGAATTGGGTGTGAACTCATATACTGATCAGCGCACAATATGGAATGCAGATGTTCACTTAAATTGTACTTATTGTTTTCTCTCTAATGAAGAATCGCGAATCTTTGCACTCAATGAGCAGAAATATTTATTTAAACAAGTGCGCGAGTCGGTCTTTTATAATGTGACCGGTCCAAATAAGATCCAATTGGATTCACTTGGTATGATTAGCAGTTACTTGTTTTATATGCAGCGTAGTGATGTGAATTTACGCAATGAATGGAGCAATTATACAAATTGGCCATATAGATATATTCCGAATGACTTGATACAAGCACCAACAACAAGTGCATATACTACAATCCGTTATGATAATGGAGTGCCTACTGAAGTGCAAATTGGTCCAGGTGTGAATGCAGATGGTAAGCTAACAGGTTGGATGATTACTGGAACATACAGTTTTGATAATGAGAAAGATATTTTGGTGTATTTAGGAATATTATTAGATGGTTCTTATAGAGAGAATAATCAACCGGCAACAGTTTATAACTTGATAGAAAAATATTTGCGCACAGCTGGAAATGCACCAGATGGATTGTATTGCTATAATTTTTGTATGAATACATCGCCATTTGATTTACAACCTTCAGGAGCAATAAATATGAATCGTTTTAACAATATTGTTTTTGAAATGAATACGATTGTTCCGCCATTAGATCCCCTTGCACAGTCACTTACAATATGTGATCCACAAACGGGGAATGTTATAGGAATTAACAAACCAACTTGGAGAATTTATGACTACAACTTTAATCTTGTACTTTTTGAAGAGAGAATCAATGTAGTTACATTTGTTGGTGGAAACTGTAGTCTTATGTATGCAACATAGAAATTTAAAAATAATTGTTTATTTTTATGGAATAAACTTAAAAAAATAATAATAATAATAATAAAAATATGACGTATCAAATAACTCCACAAATGAAATCGCAACTTTTGAAAACATTTAATGATCAATTTATGCAGTTTGTAGAAGACGTAATTGTTATTTTCCCCAAAGATCCTGATCTAATATTGGCAAAAAATGCATTTATATTTTTTAGAAAAACAAACCCTAAGGTTTTAATTGATGTATGGTACAGATATGTTGTAATCAAATACCGAAAGATTATAGAAGATGGAGACACGAGTTTTTTCATTGAAAAGGATTATGATAATGATGTAGTGAATTTAAGCGAATGGAGCTCAAAGACCTTGGATGCCATTAATAAAATGAAAGGTCCTATGAGAAATATGGATCCAAGAGATCAAGGAATGTGTATGAAATATGTACAAAATTTAGCTATTTTGTCGGCATCTTATTGGGAAATTAATTAATTGGTCTAACAATAAAATAAAATAAATTAATGTTATTTAGTTTGATTTAAATAAATAATATTATTTAACACATATAAAATGACCAGTCAAATAATTGAACCTCCAGAAGAATTTGTAAAAATTGTTCCTGATTTTATCAACGATATTTTAAATACTTTTCCTGAATATGAGGGGATCGTTAACAAGTGGTGGAAAGTGAAGTCATTTGAGGATATTGAAGATCCAGTAGAGCGTGAATCGCAAATTGTAAAAGATAAAGAGAATCGCATTAAGTTTGTGTTTAAGCATTGCTTAGCTGTATATCCTGAACGCTTCTTTGAAATTTTATATCAGAATGATGAAATGTTTGGAGAAGAATCATCTGCCAATACTGATTTTCTACCTGGGATCAGTTTCAAGTATTTATGGCAGTTAGATATTAGTGAAAAAACGCGTGAAACTATTTGGAAATATTTGCAGTTAATATCACTTTCTGTGATTGGTTGTGTTCATAGCAAGGAGGCCTTTGGAAATACTGCCAAGTTGTTTGAAAACATTGACGAAGAAGATTTCAAGGGAAAACTGGAGGAGACTCTTGAAAAAATGCAAGGACTATTTGAGAATGCAGGTGAAGAACAAGAACAAGAAGGAGAAGGGGGACAAGGTTCACCAAGCGGAATAAATATGGGAAATATGCCTTCAGCAGATGATATTCATTCACATATTAACAATATGATGAGTGGTAAGATCGGAAATCTTGCCAAAGAGATTGCGGAAGAAACTGCAAGTGATTTGAATATTGACTTGGAAGGTACAACAGACGTTAAGGGTGTATTTCAGAATTTATTCAAAAATCCAGGAAAGTTGATGAATATGGTAAAAAATGTCGGAGAGAAATTGGATAGTAAGATTAAATCAGGTGATATTAAAGAGACTGAATTGATTGCAGAGGCAAGTGACCTGATGAATAAGATGAAGAATATGCCTGGGATGGGTGATATCCAAAGTATGTTGGCAAAAATGGGTATGGGTATGGGACTAGGAGGTGGTGCAAAGCCAAATATGAATGCAATGCAATCTAAGCTTCAGCAAAATATGAAGATGGCTCAAATGAAAGAGAGAATGAAAAGCAAGGCCGAAGCAAAGGCTCAAGCACAATCACAACAGTTGCAAACTCAAGAGAATACTGCTGGCAGTTTAACAGATGAACAACTTCTATCTGTATTTAGTACAGGAGAGAAAGTAGAACGCACACCAGTTGGTGCAAAACCGCAAACAAGTGGAACAAATTCTGGTAAAAAAAAGAAAGGTAAATGCAAGAAGTAGAAATATAAGATCATCATTTATTTGAGACTTAATTTTTTGTAAATTTAAAATTCTATAAAAATTAAGTAATGTTATATATATAATATGTCAAATATATTCTGGTTAAATGACCCTACAATATTATTAAACAAAAATGCTGTTACTCAACTATGGCCTTGTCCCAAAATGACATTTGAAGAGAAGATGAATTCTATTAGTAGGTTAGTCATCATATTATCTATTTTAGGATTTGTTTTTACAATGTCTATTCGCATTTTATTTGTCGGGTTTGTTACACTTTTTGCAATTATCATAATGTATTATTACAAAACTAACGGAAATACAAACGCAAAAAAAGAAGGATTTAGAAAACGTGTTAGCTTCCAAGGTCCTGAAGAAAATTATGTTGCAGATGCACCTAGAATTATAAACCCTGAGACGCTTCAGTCTTTTTTAAAGAGTGACTTTGAGTCTGTGAATAAAAAGAATCCTTTTAATAATGTGCTTTTGACACAGATCAATGACGACCCAAATAGATTGGCTGCTCCACCTTCATTCAATGTTGACGTGGATGAAGATATTACAAAAAATGTAAAAAAAATGGTACAGAGCTTGAATCCAGGCATTAAAAACACCAACAAACAGTTATTCGGTGATTTAGGAGAGAACTTCTATTTAGACCAGTCTTTGAGGATCTTTAACTCAACTCCTAATACACGCGTTGCGTCAGATCAAGGTGCATTTGGACAGTTCTTGTATGGTAATATGCCAAGTGCTAAGGAGGGCAATGAATTCGCTTTATTACAGGATAACTTCCGATACACACTATATTAATCAAATTAATACATTTGCATATGAATTAGATGGTATATTTGACCTCTCTATTTTGTTATCCCATTGATCAGTAAAAAATACAGGGGGCATTTCTCTCAACTTACAAGGTGGTAACTTACAATAAGTCCCCCAAAGTCTTGTTGAGTCATCATATGTCCTGAAATTGGAAGAATGAACGTGTATAGATCTAATTTGTAAACACGGATTGCTAATATAAATTCCAGAATTGTAAATTATATTGGCAAATACATTATCGCAACCAAGAGTGCCAAATTCAAAGTTTAATAGTTTGGTTTCTACTTTTAGCGGACTCTTAAAAATCCAACAGTCTTGAGAATCTGTTCTAGGTTTACCTTCCTTTGAATATAATTCAATAAGTTGGCCATCTCCATTTTGGTTTTGGTTTTCGGTTTCATCATATCTTAATAAGGCATAAACATTGTTTGAAATGGTTGTACTATCAATTTTGCCCAAGGTTTTATCAAAATAAATATCACTATTAGAGAGAATGCAAATCTTTCCTTGAAGTCTGGAGTTGATGAAATGGATTGCATCATCAAAACGTAATTTATAATTATGATCTGAATTGATTATAACCTGCTCCACTTTTATTGTAAACTCTGGATCTAATGGCAAATCATAGATTCTGTCATTTAATAAATATATCTTTTGGATATGTGGATTCTTACAGTTTTTCTGTAAACATTTATTTATTTCTTTCTCTCTTACTTCATTTTTGGGAATGTAAAATGTGGTCACAAGAATCATTAGAATATGGATTTATATAACATTTGCATTCTATTATTTTAAATGTTAGTATAGTAAAATTGTATTAGTAAATAATTTAGTATTTGTGGCAAAATAAAATAATGTTTTTATATATAAATATGGCGTATGTTACTAACTTTACATTTGAAAATATGTCAAGAATTGGAAATGATACTTGCACACAGGATCAAAATACTATTCAAGACATAAGGGCTTCTAATTATTTATTGCAAAATTATTTTGCAGATGATTGTTCTATGAAGCAGCCTATTGCTTTAGCAACTACCCAACCTGGTGTTTTCTTCAATGGTGGACATAACTCTGGTGCTGGTGGCTGCAATATTGATAAGAGCTCAGAGCTTTTGATTGGTAGCATCCAAACACACCCTAAGGCGCGTATTGACCTTTTCCATCGCCCATTTTCTACTGTGCCATTTTTAGGACGCGGATCTGTAAACCCTGTTTTAGAGTCCCAGATTCAGCAAGGTGATTCTGTTACCAACAAGCGCAGTGTTACTCACTTGACTGAAAAGAGCTATATGAAGTATTCTAACACACCGCTTATCCCTACTGTGAAGGATCGCGTTACCAACCCTGCTTACTGTGTGGAAGGCGCTGCATCTGATGGATGGATTCGCGGCGGCGTTCCTTCCCGTGAGCTCACCCGTGATAAGGATTATTTCAATACTCACACTGTGAACCAGTCTGTTTAATAATCCAACTATTTATTTAATTTTATAACATATTTTTAGATTAAGTATTTAAAAATATGATGTGAACCAATAAAAAGTCAAAAGATGTATAACACCAAGATTAAATGTACATATCAAGATCTGGATAATGGTTCTGAAGAATTTGCTGACTTAGCACAAGAGAAATATTTCAAGGAATTTTTGCAAGTATTTGGAGTGGACGATTATTGCGATGATGCTGTAAATAAAATTATTCAAGATTTAAATGAAAAGATAATTGGAAATGAAAAAATGATTACATTGTTGAAAAAATTAGCGTCTACTTTTATGAGTGAAGATCCAGATATTGGATTAATGGTTGGATTTTCATATAGCTATTTCTTCTTGATACATCCTTGTATTTGTGATCTTTTGGAAAGTGGTTCAATTAGTGAAAATAATTTTAATGCATTAAAATTAGAAGTAGAAAACAATTTAAAATAAAAAAACAATATAAAATAAAAATACATATAATATTATGGATACAGGAAATGCACTACTTGCATTAGCTGGAGCGTGGGCATCTTATCATATAATTAATGTTTTGATTCCTGGAGATATTAAGTTATCTTTAACAAAAGATGCAGTAGCATTATGTGGGGCAACGTATATAGGATTTTCTCTTTATAATATTTATAACAAATGAATAATAAATAATGAATAATGAATAATGAATAATGAATAATGAATAATAAATAATAAAATAATATCTATATTATTATTAATGGCATCTACGCGAAATATCAACACACCTGGAAATTATTATTTAGAACAAAAAGAATATAAGCATTCAGAGAACTATACACTTTATCCTAATTCCCAATATGGAGCCGCTTATTGCACAAAATTGCCTGGTCTTGGTGTGAATCCAGCTCAAATCCCTTGGAATCAGATGTCCCAAAATCCTGCTGACATAGAATCTTTTTTATTTGGAATTGACTCCACAAATTTGGTGAATCCAGCTCCTCCTCTTGTGGCTGAGTTGAAGAATTTAGAGAGTGCTCATTTCTTTACAAGGAACGCCACACTATTACCTGAGCCTTTAGTAGTTGAGAAGTCGCAGCGTCCTTTTCCTTGCCCTAAATAAGTGTCTGTCCCTATATAAGCTATTATGTTCCAATCAACATAATAATTTGTTTGTTATTATATAATATGAGTACCATCAACACAACTAATTTAAACGCTCAAAATGTGAATGCGACCAATGTAAACGCTCAAAATATAAATGGGATTCCATCCAGTAATTATATCACAGGTGTAAGAGTGGAAGGTGGGATGTATGTAAGTTGTGGAACTTGTACAGATTCAAATGGTGATCCGTGTGATAGTCAATTAGACTGTAGTTTTGTACCAGGACCGTGTGATTGTTTCATTCCTGATGCAGCGGATGGACCAACTGGACCAACAGGACCTCAGGGGCCAGGAATTCAGTTAAACGCTCGTCTTTATTTAAATCCGACTGCAACAGTCACTATAGGTGGAAATACATTTCGCCAATTGAGTTTTACGAAACCATTGAATTCAGTTCAGATTATTGATACAAGTACTGTATTTGATGGTTCTGCAAATCCTGTTGTCTATTCTTACACAAGTGGTTCAGTTATTCAATACTCAACTGCACCTGGAGATGTTGTTACAAGTTATTTAAATTCAGGAGTTTGGTATTTGAGTTTGTGGTTAGATGCTTCTTTCAATGTAGGAACTACCTTGAAAGTTTTCTGGAAATTGTATATAGCAAGTGCGGATGAC